TACTGCTTTTCAAGGTTTACTGTGGGCGATTGAAAAGTTACAACCGAAAGCAGTTATTTGCAATGGCGATGCTTTTGACGGTGCATCTATCTCTCGCCATCCACCTTTGGGCTGGACTAGAACACCAAGCGTGATCGATGAACTTAAGGCTTGCAAGGAAATGTTAGGTGAAGTTGTGGTGGCTGCAAAACAATCACGCCACAATGTTGGTCTTGTGTACACAATGGGCAATCACGATGCTCGATTTGAAATGCGTCTTGCAGCTAATGCGCCGCAATACGTGCAAACCCCAGGCTTTAAACTAGAAGACCACTTCCCCGAATGGCAATTTTGTATGTCGGTCTGGGTGACTGACGATGTCATTGTCAAGCACCGCTACAAGGGAGGCATCCATGCTACCCACAACAATACTGTAGGGGCCGGTAAAAGCATCGTAACGGGTCATTTGCATAGTCTAAAGGTCACGCCTTACGCCGATTACAACGGCAACCGCTTTGGTGTGGATACGGGTACTTTGGCAGAGATTAACGGGCCACAGTTTGACTATGCTGAAGAAAATCCTCAGAACCACAGGTCTGGCTTTGCCGTACTTACATTCAAGGATGGCAAATTGCTTTGGCCTGAATTGGTACACAAATGGGACGAAGGTCAAGTTGAATTTAGGGGTGAAGTAATTGATGTAAGTGGCCTTTAAAGCACAAAAAGTCCGATATATGTAACATATATCGGACTTTTGTTCTTATGGGCTTATTCGTCTTCAGCTTCAACTTCAAAGCCTTCAACATCTTCCACTAGCAGCCACTCACCAGTCTCAATGTCGAGCCAGTACCAAGCCTCATGTTCTTCGTCGTACCAGCAATAGCATTCTGCGTCTTCGTCGTAGATATATTCTTCGCCATCGTCAAAGTGGTGAGAAATTTCTTCTGGAATGTCAAACTCGTCGTCACCAAAATCTTCGTCTTCATCAACAACATCAAGGTTGCCAAGCATCTGAGCCATCTCAGCAAGTTGAAAAATAGAGTCTGTAGCAAATTCAAAATAACCATTTTTAGCAAAATCAACCGTAACAGTAAACATCATAGTATTCTCCAAAATTAGCGCGGCGAAATGCCGCAAAAACATCTTACACCACCATGATTTCAAATTTTAAAGCTGCTTTGTCACACGTTTTGGCTTCAGAGGGAGGATTCGTAAACCACCCAAAAGACCCAGGCGGCATGACCAATTTAGGTTGCACAAAAGCAACATGGGAAGAATATGTTGGTCATCCTGTCTCGGAAGCTGATATGCGTGCCTTGACGCCCGACATGGTGGCTCCGCTATACAAGCGTAAATACTGGGACAAAGTGTCTGGAGACCTGCTTCCTGATGGTCTTGACTATGCGGTGTTTGATGCCGCTATCAATAGTGGCCCTGGAAGAGCTGCAAAGTGGCTACAGGAACTTGTGGGAGTTCGGCAGGATGGTTCTATCGGCCCTAAGACAATTGCTGCTATAGAGGCTTTTAGCCCGTTGGAAGTGATTGCCCAGTACAACGACAAAAGGCTCCAATTTCTTGAGAGCCTTCCCACCTACTCTACTTTTGGCAAAGGCTGGTCAAGCAGAGTTTCCTCGGTTCAATCCGCTGCTAGTCAACTTGCGTAATTGCGCCATTGCGTCCTTAAAGTCTTGCTGGGCTTGCTCAATAGTTTCCTGCTGCTCTTTCATTTTTATGTAGGCTTCTGCGGCAAAATTAGCTAAGTTTTTGTTGCTCCAAGCGGCAAAGTTAGGCAAATCATTCATTTGGTTTTGGGCAGTTGGGTGGGGGAGTAACAACGCACCAGACGGCGCTAACGTATTTGGTACGACCTCTGGTTTCCCATCGGTCAATGTAAGCATCTGGCATACACTTCAGGGAGCCGATTATAGAACGGTACGGGTTTCCTGTAACCACTTCCAACTGCATCGCCGTCATTCCATCTTCAGCCTTGCGTAATGCTTCTCTTATAACGCTTTGCGTTGATTTCCTCACTTAATCAATTCCTTTTCCTTGTTTCTTTTTGGCAACGGCAACCAACCAAGACACCACTCGTTTCCCCAATTCCCAACAATGCAAACCCCGCCACGGGTGAGTATTAGTACCTTGGTGCCCAAAGGGGGCAGCGGGTCACCAGCGTGGGGGTAGAGAAATTCCTTGCCGTCAGCAAAGTAGCGCGGCTCAGTCATTGTTCCCCCCTTGCGTGGCTGGCATAGACTCCCCAATAGCAGCAGCGGCGCGGACAATCGCAAGGCGGGTGGCGGCGTAGGGGTTGCCCTTGTCAGGCTCTCTCAAATCTACCGTTTGGTCGTGACTTACGGCATATGTACCGTAGTGACTATCCCCAACGACAGGCCGCGATATGCTTATATTCAGCTCCACCGCCAGCCGTAGCGCATCACCGTCATCAGTGAGGGGGTTCCAGAGTTCTCTGTTAACAGTACGCCACGCAGGGCCACTGTAATCAGACCAACTGTCACGCCAATCTAAAAACTCAATCCCCGCAGCTTTAGCTGCCAGATTTAATAATTCGCGGTCATTGGTCATGTGTTCCCCCTATCTGTTCGCATCAACTGTTGCGTCTGGATTAGCGACGCAAGCCTCAAGATACTTTGCAACAAACGGCACAAAATGTTCATACATACCCCAACCATTTGGGCTGTTGAACGCTTTAAACCTTTCAGGGTCTGCTGTCAGCAATGCCAATCCTTTGGTCAAGGGTTCAATCAGGTCTGCAGCATGGTAATAACCCTCCTCCTCTGGACGCCATAATGCTTGATAAATGCCAGCCTCTGCTGCCATCTTGCCAAGGTTATGGGTAATGTTTGCGCTGTAAACGGGCGCACTTAATGTAACGTCTAAGCTCATGTGTTCCCCCTTGCTCGGATTGCTCTGGCGTCCATGTCACGCACAGCGTCCATAAGTTCATTTGCGCCTGTCTTGCGTGACTCTAAAAGCAATGCATTAGCCTCACGCTCGGCCTCTACCATTTTCTTGCACATTAGCGCCCAGCTTGTATTGGCTCGGGCATTGGCTTGCTCGGTTGCATCGGCGCGAATGAGGTCGGCGAAAATCGCTAGATTAATTGCGTCCCCGCTTTCCAAAGTAGCTTTGTCGCGCAGGGCTATGTCTCGTTCGTTCATGTGTTCCTCCTTGCTCGGATTGCTCTGGCCAAAGTATCGCCAGCGTATTCAACGCTGTCCTCACACACCTTTGCACATTGTTCTTGTTCTTTCTCTGCCACTAGTTTGGCAAACGCCCATAAAGGTTCAAAGCCACTTTCGCCATCTGCGTATTCCCATCCAGCTTGTTTAGCCAGTTCAATAAGTTCATCTTGTGTCATGTGTTCCTCCTTGCTCGGATGGCTTTGGCTGCGCGTGTGCCATAAATATTTATGCCTGTAGGGATGTGCGTATCACAAATGGTTTCTTGCGCTACCTTCGCACAAGCCTCACGCTCATCGGCACGGATGAGGTCGGCAAACTTGTCGGGGTTAAACCCGCATTCGGTTTCTGATTGCTTCATCAACTCTTTGTTCCTTTCGATCATGTCAGGCTCCAGTAAGTGATTGCGCCCCCTGCTACGCAAAATATCAAGGCAAGTGCAAACAGAAAAGTCAGTTGCTTTTGGTGCGTGTTCATTCTTTCCTTGCTCCACACTTCATGCAACGGTAGTAGTACGGTGCGTAGTCTGTCATGCAGACCCATTGGTGATTGCAAGTCATGTGTTCTTCTCCTTGAATTTGTTTGCTCATCATTCAACTCCAAAATGTTTCTTAATCGTATCCTCAACTGGCTCGGCCCAAGTGTCGTTGTACTCCGCCTTACCGGCAATAGAAGCACATTCCCGAATAATCAACTCGGCGAACTTTTGTAGTTTAGGATACCCAACCCAATCATCTGAATCTACTGACCCTAGTTTGTCAATGGTTATTCCAGCCTTGTGCAGGAACGCCTCAAGCGCCAGTTGTAGTGCTTCGTCTTTATTCATAGAACCTCCGTGATATTAGGATTTGCGTAATGGTCAGCCCAATCTTTTGCCACTTTATAGTCGGATGAAAGTGTGCGGTAAGTCCAAAAAGGCCAATACCAAACGCGCGTTTCAACACGGTAGTAATCCGGGTCTTTTACTATTCTTACTTTCATCACATCCCCCCGCCTTGGTTAAACGCATTGGTCATCTCGTTTACGTAGTCGGCCTCGGCCTCTTCCCACGCTGCGCAAAGCTCGTCAGACCACATCAGTCCATGCTTGCCGATAAAGTCGCTAACTGCCACGCCCAGCTTCTCAATAGAGTTCATCTCAATGCCCTGCCTCCAGCACAGGCAAGGGCTACCCACGATCTGCGGTCTTCCGCAGTGGCCACAGTTATATAAGGATGCAGTCATATCAAATCTCCAGCATGTCAAGTTGCATGGCTATGCGGCGGTCAAGCTCCTCAAGTCCGTTAATAATCCCGTTAAGACGCTGGGCTAACTCAGAGTTGCCTTCACGCTTGGTCATAGCTTGGTTGTCTTCTTGCGCTAAATTTGGGTCACGTGACACTACCCGCAGTTTATGTAACAGCGCGTCAAATTTCCCACCACATTGTTCCATTCGGTTCTCTATGTGTTGTATAGCGTAGAAAATGTGCGACTGCTTTACTTCACCTAGCTGTTGGTTAGCAACAGTTCCGTGCTTGTCAAAATAAGTTTGTCCAATAATGCTCATAATTCTTCTCCTGTTAGGTTTCTGATCTCATCTTGCAAGCCTACGATCTGCTCGGCGCGGGTAATAAGTATCTTGTGCACGGTCAGGTGTAAGCTTTTTCTCATCTTTGCTCCGAAGGTACAAATTTAAAATCTTTGGGTGCGTTGATAAGCCCGTAGGGGCTGGCGGTAAAGTTATGACCCTTGTAGCAGTCGTAACAGTACTGAGTAGGTGACTTGATGTCGCACTTGCACTTGCGGCAAAACTTCCACGGCTTGCGCTTAATGGCTTTCTCCCGTTCCTCTGGTGTCATCACATCCCCCTGCTTTTAAGTTTCAGAAAATCATTCGCACCAGCACGCACATACCCGCTATGGTCTGGCTTGTACACTGGCTGTTCCCACACGCTCATCGTGTTTGGCGGAACGGCGTCAGGGTCTTTCACCGACGGCACAAATCCGGTTCGGTACTTGACTTGCTCTTTGTCACCCGTCGTTGGCGTAAACGATTCCAGCGTAGCCACTGGGTTTACACGCATGGCTTTGTCTTTCATGTTTTTGGCATGTTGGGCCATCATCTCATTGGCGTCATATTCACTTCGTGATTCACGGGTCATGGTCTTTTTCCTTCTTTTAAAATTTCCAATCGTTCCCGATTGGCTCTGAGGGTGCAATAGCGTTGATGGATACGCTCTAGCATGGATACGCGCTTATGGTTTGCGCGTTCTTCTTCCAACAAAGCCAACAAGTCAGCTTCGTTGTAATTGGGTAAATCACTCTGAAATTTTCGCCAAGTCAGCAATTTTTTTCTCCAAATCGGCAA